GCTACGCCAAATCATTCAGATTTTAGATAACGCTATTGTCTAAGAAGGTATCACGCAAAAATCTTGTAAAGCGTTTAGATAATATCTTTAGTCAGTACATACGACTTAGAAACGCTAATGCTCAGGGCATAGCTGAGTGCTACACCTGTGGTAAGAAAGACCATTGGAAGCGATTGCAAAACGGACACTTCCAAAGCAGGAAGCACTACGGAACGAGATTCGATGAAACAAACTGCCAAGTACAATGTGCAGCGTGTAATGTGTTTAGATATGGAGAACAGTACAAGTTTGGTGTAAGATTAGATGAAGATTTTGGTTATGGTACTGCTGAGAGATTACACGCTAAAGCGATACAGATCACTAAATACTCTAATAACGAATTACAAGAGTTAATAACTAAATACACAGCTCTTGTCAAAAAGAAAATGAAATAGTATATTTGCATTGTTCATATTCTGAACTGTTTTAATGTTTACTGACTTTAGGGGGGTGCTTTGCCCCCTTTTTGTTTTATTAAAAATAATTTATATATTTACACCAACATTAAAACTTTATTATGCAATTCAATTTAAATACCGAACAGCAGGATGCAATACTCTACGCTGTATCACACACACTCGCTAACAAAGGCGATATGTCTGATCAAACCCTAAACGACTTGTACGATGTACTCGATATGTTTAAGATAGAGGAAAACAAACGATATGGATTATATAGTGGAACTCATGAAGGACTTTGATAAGGCACGATTAGAAACTATGGGTAATAGAATAGAAGAGTTAGAAGCCCACATAGAAATTTTAGAAAAACAATTAGAATTATATTATGCAGAGTAAAATCACTCAAATAGAACCGAAAGGTACATATACAAACGCATCAGGTACTTTTAATAAGTATCAGGTGTATCTCGCAAATGGTAACAACTATCAGTTTTTAGCCAAAGGCGAATTTAAAAAGCAGGTCGGACAAGAAATCGACTATGAAGTAACGAATGAGCAATACAACACAGCTAAGCTCATATACAACAAACCCATACAAGCAGCACCGACTGCAAACAGAGAACAGATTATTGTTCGTCAAAGTATGGTAAAAGCTGCTGCGGACTTTCACGCATCAAGACCAAACGCAGATATACAAACAGTAATAGCAGATGCGCAATTATTAATAAACTTTGTGAACAATGGGTAGTATTATTGGAACTGTCAAACGAGTAGGACAAACAACTACAAAAGGTAATTATCAATTCAGAGAACTTGTATTAAACACTAAAGAGCAATATCCACAGATATTAAGCGTTGTATTTTCAAATGACAAATGCACGACTTTAGACCAATACAATGAGGGCGATCACGTAGAGGTCCAATACAATTTAAGAGGACGTGAGTGGACCAACCCACAGGGGGAAGTCAAAGTATTTAACACAATCCAAGCGTGGAAAATACACAAACAAGCAGAGGGTGTCGAAGCTAAAGAACACGCACCTGATAGAGCAGATTTACCATTTTAACCAAGAGGGGGCTAACCACCCCCTTTTTTTTATAACTTTACCAAATGCTAATAAACTTTGACAAACATTTAAAGAAACTCAATGATATACGTGCAGGAAAAGTAAGCGAGGGTTTACGCTTAGGGATAGATAGATTAGATAATCACTTTCGTTTTGTGCATGGTAATCTTAACTTTATTTTAGGACACGCCAACACAGGTAAAACACACTTAGTATTTTATTTGATGTTTCTATATTCACTAAAGCATAACGTCCGATGGCTTGTGTTTAGTAGTGAGAACGAACCCTATGCACTTATCCGTAAGCTCATAGAGTTTGCAGAGGGCAAACCTATTAATCAAATAGAGGAAGAGGACTTTGAAAAGCAATACGATTGGGTATATAAACATTTTAAGTTTGTAGATGCTGAGAAAGCATACACATATAAAGACCTTTTAGAACTTGCTACTGCGATTAAGAAGTCATGGGATTATCAAGGGTTTTTAATTGATCCTCTTAATAGCTTAAAAAAGGATATCCCTAAGAACTCAAACAGCTATGAGTACAGCTACGAAAGTCTTACCGATATACGAATCTTTTGCAAACAGCATAACATTACTACGTGGATATGTGTACACGCCGTAACAGAAGCACTAAGAAAGAAACACCCTCAGGGGCATTACTACGCTAATCAACCGATACCACCTATGGCTTCTGATAGTGAGATGGGGGGTATGAGTATGAATAGAGCTGATGATTTTCTTGTAATACACAGGTACATCTACCACGAAACAGATTGGATATACTCAAACCTATATTCAGCTAAAGTCAAAAACCAAGAGTTAGGGTACAAACCCACACCAATAGATGACCCTGTAAAGTTTAGAAGTATATTAAATAACGTAGGATTTGAAATAGATGGAAAAAATTTAGTAACTTACAATACCAAAGAACAAACAGATTTACCATTTTGAAAACAACACTTGAGAAGATTGCAGAGAAGCACGATGATTGGCATAGAATCGTGTTATCTTTTGGCTGCAAAGAATCCATAGCTGAGGACATCGTACAAGAGATGTACATCCGTATTCATACTTACATCACAAAGGGTGTAGATATATCCTACGAGGACGATATTAACCACATGTACATTTACCGAACTCTTAGGGCTTTGTTTATAGACCTGCATCGAAAAGAGAAAAAAATCATAAAAACTAACATTGACAACCTTATAAATTATTTAAATGTTGAGGACGTTGGTTCTGTTGAGTTTAATTCTAAATACACAAAAGAGTTTGATAAGAAAAAGTTAGAAAGTCTAAGCAACACAATACACGTAGGCGAAGCAAAACAAATAAGCGTTTGCGATGCTATGCAACAAATGGATAATCTGCTTGAAAAAACCTTTTGGTATGATCGTACTGTTTTTGAGATAATTAGTGGTGGAATGTCTATTGCAGAATTAGCACGTAAAACAAACATATCTTATTATTCTCTGTACTTTACATACAAAAGAGTTAAGGATTTAATTAAAAATAATATAGAATGGGATTAAGTCAAATATCACATCAACTAATTCATAAGGAAAAATTATGGCATAAATTAATTAATGAGTTTTTGCAAGGTAATTTTTTATCTCAACAAGACAGGCAGGATTTATTGCAAGATTCTTACATAAAATTTTTAAAAAGCCCTGTATATTATGAAGATGATATACACATAGGGTATTTTAAAAAAATAATGTACAATACTATTATAGATTTTTTGCGTAAAAAAAAACACACACTACATATTGACGATACTCTAAATATTTATGATATAGACTTTTATTATTTATATATGATGCCTGATTACAAAGCTAACATTACAAAAAAAGTTTTGTTAGAATCTCTTACAAGTGATACACAGATATCAAATAAAATTCATTTTACAGACATAAAAGAAAGTGTTGATAGGTTAAGAGATGATGAAAAAAAACTTATAGAATTATATATAGATTTTGATTTTAATTTAACTGAATTATGTAAAAGAAAAAAAGAAAACTATTATAAGACTTACAGAAAAATTAAAAAGATATTAAAAAGAATTAAATTAGAAACGCAATGGGATTAGGGGATTTAGTATTTTACTTCACAAAATACACAGGAATACGTTATATAGTAAAGAAGATATCCAAACTTAGGGGTAGAGATTGTGGCTGTGATGAGCGCAGAAACAAATGGAACAACATAAAATTTTAGGATGCCAAAAGGACAGATGACCAAAGAGCAAAGACAAAGGTGGAAGCCCTATGCTGAGCTTCTTAGTGGTAATATGACCGAGAAGCATTACAAACTGATATGCGAATTACACGCTGACCTTTATGCTCATAAGTACCACGAACCCTGCACTTGTTCGCCTAAGCGTATTAAGGAATGGATATACCAAATAAACAAGATATATGCCTTATAAGTATAAGCAACCATTAAACGATGAGCTATACCGAAAGCTAAACAAAGACAAGAGTGTTAATCATTTTTTTCAGACTAAGTATGTAGGTAAGTGCATGAAGCTCATAAGCGACTTTCATAAACACTACGAAAGCAAAACGCATAAGGATTGGGAACACTCGTATAGATGCTCAGTAGGTTACAAACAGTTATCTTATGTAAGCCAAAGGATACATCTAAAGAATCAATGGATACCCCTTGACCAAGTAAAGCAATATGTTTTCTATCGTGTGATAGGACAGACGTGGAACGGATACCAACAAGAGCTTAGCATAATAGACGAACTTAAAGCAGAGTTTACAAACATAGATATAGTTAAAACAGACTTTGAGAAAGATCACACCTATTGCATAGATGCTGAGATAATAAAACACGATTACATTATGTTAGGGATACAGATAAAACCTATCTCTTACAAGATGATGAATACAGCTTATCAAAACAGAGCAAAGGCAAACCACAAAGAAAAGAACGATAACTACGCACGTAAGTATGCCCCCTACGTTTATGTTTACTACGATGACAATGGTATAGTAGATAAGCAGGAAACGATAAACAAGATAAATACAATAATGCACTTAAATATATGAATGTCTTAGAGTTGTTTGCAGGTAGTAGATCAGTAGGCAAAGCAGCAGAATCTTTGGGCTACAATGTGTTTAGTAGTGATATAAACGAGTTTGAGGGTATAGACTATGCAGTAGATATATTAGAGTTTGATATAAACAAAGTACCATTCACACCTGATATTATATGGGCATCGCCACCTTGTACTTATTTTAGTGTTGCAAGTATTGGTAAACATTGGAATAAAGACCACACACCAAAAACTGAACAAGCCAAATTAGGGGTTAAAATTATACAGGAAACTTTATCCATAATAGAAGCGTATTGCAATTTGAATCCACATTTAGTTTTTTATATAGAAAATCCAAGAGGTAAGTTAAGAAAACTACAAGTTGTAAAGGATTTAGAACGCACGACAGTATGGTATTGTAAGTATGGCGATACACGAGCAAAACCAACTGATATATGGACTAACAACCTATATAACTTAATTAACTCTAAAGGGTGGAATCCAAGACCTGAATGTTTTAATGGTAACAAAGATTGCCATCACGAAGCTGCACCAAGAGGAAGCAGGACAGGAACGCAGGGATTAAAAGGTAATTACAACAGAAGTAAGATACCTCACGAATTATGTATAGAAATTTTAAATAGTTAATTATGCCATTACCAACACCAAAACCAAGAGAGGACAGAAAGGACTTTATGGCTCGTT